ATCGAAATAGCGAATCCAAGGAAGAGCGTCATCGCCATCTACTGCGGGTGCAGGAAGGAAGCGAAAGACCGCCATGCCGTTGCCGGCCTTATCGCGGTTGAGCTTCCAATAGCGAGTATCTTCCTCACGGCCTTCGCCCTGAGGTTGATTGATCTTTTCGATTTCCTTGGTAAGACGACCAATATCGGCCGAAGACTTCTTGAGGGATGCAAAGTTTGACATTGTATGTTCTCCGTATGTTTTGTATGACATTGTATGTTAAGTATAATAACACAGGAATCTCCCTGTGTCAAGTGTATATAGTATCTTCCACATGAGATTTCAAGAGGTCTGCAAACTTTTTTTTGTCTATCTGAGGAATGATAAACGGTGCAAACTTCTTGGCTTTGAAGCTAATCTTAGACCAAATGAAATCATCTGGTAGTTTAGCATCAAACTTCGGAACGAACTGGATAAAATAGTTGAGTATCACAAAGGTCTGATAAGATATAGATCCAGACATTAGAGTCGGTATAATGTTTGGATATTGACTATCAAACCGTAAGGCGGGTTTGATATCTCCTATCGTCGCCAGTTCGTTCCGAAATACATAAGACATGGATTGATTGGTTTTCATATATGCCTTTGTGTTATCAAAGGCTTCATCATCAAGGAGGTCACCAACCCATGTCTTATCTTTTAGTAAATTGGCCACCAAATGATCCTGCATGTTATCGCAGTTTCGTGCCAACTTTTCAAACTGAAACCTATCTCTCCTTGAGAGGTAAGTTTCCTTGCTAACATGCCTTGTCTTACCATTATACTTGAAGTAATCGTAAGAGTCAAGATTAAAATGGTTTTTCAAAGCAAGATAGAGACAGAATGTTTCATATCCGCTTAGTTTAGCCATGTTTCTTCAACGCACCTGCCAGAATATCACCGAGAGTCGATTCCTTCTCTACGGCTTCCTTGTAGTCACGATCAAGGAACTTGTACCGACGCCACTCTTGAATATTCTTATTGTTCTGGACAATAAGTTGCTTATTGATAATCGCATCATAAATCTTGCGAGTGATATAAAGTTTACCCTCAGTGTATGAAGTCTTACAGTGGATATAATCAAAGTCATCGATCAAGTCCTTGCGCGTTTCATGCTTCGTGAAGATAAACTGTGTCTTATAACGCTTTGAAGTCCAGACTTCAGTTACTTTTCCATTATTACGAACATAGTCTTCTGTCTTATTCTTACTCTCTTCATAGTCTGCCATTATCGCGCCACGAATGGACACTTTATCACTAATAGGGCAATCCAGAATGAATACATCAATATCTTTGTACTTCTCGCCTTGAAGTTCGGATGCCCAGCAACCGCCAGCCACAACGACATTAGGATTCTGTCGTATCCATAAAGGAAGAAACTTCTCAATATCGTTTTTAACAGTCTTCAACTGCCTCGTTTCATCATCATTAAAAACTTCGTTTGTGTGTGTCATAGTTTTTCCATAATCATAATACCAAGCCGGCGGCTTTGGTGTGGTCAGATAACTTTTAGGTATCAGCATTAGACTGGTAGTTTATATGTGTTCGACTTTGGTAAGAAATGTAATTCTTCGGCTTCAATCTTAATCTTGGACTTCAATGCACCAGATATCATCTTGGCCGCAACTTCCACTTCTAATCCAATCTCATCACAATATTCAATCACTGCTTCCATATAACTGATACTCTTGGTCTTCGCAATCGTTTCAATCTTGAACGAGAATGTTGTCACTTCATCTTTGGAGGGTGCCATTACTTGGCCTTATCCGGTTCATATTCTTTTGAGAGTTTATAGTTTGTAATCACATCGATCATTTGCTTTTCACCATTTCTTTCAATTAGAACTTTAATCTTTTCATCAGCGCCGCTGATTGTGGCCATTTCGGAAACTAAACTGTTAACATCCTTAACTACCAAACCAGCAGGATGATTGTTTGGAGTGTAGATGGCCAGTATCTTGTCATCAACTTTGATTCCAGCCTTATCAGCAGCGCCATTCGCATCAAGTGAGTTTACTATAACAGAGTTGCCGTCATCTGTCAACCCAATACTTACATTCATCGCTCTCCATCTAACTTCACCGAACATTTGGAAATCACCAAGAACTTTCTTGAGTAGAATGGAAGGAATACAGAATCCATATGAGCCACCTTTTCCTTCATACATCAATTCGCTAACACAGATAACTTCTCCGTTTTCGTTGAAGACAGGGCCTCCAGAATTACCTTGGAAAATCTTGGCATCAACTTGATCCACATACTTTGGATTTGATCCTACGCGACGATTCTTGGAAGACATAATACCTTCCGATACTGTCCATGTGAGCCCCCAAGGATGACCAATAACAACTACCTTACTGCCTTCTAACGCTTCACGACTATCACCAATAGGAAGAATAACTGCTCCCTCATGTTTCTTAAACTCATCCCACTTCTTCAACTTGAGAATGGCTATATCAACAATAGCATCGGTACTAATGACCTCGGCCTCATAGCGAGTTTGGTCATGGGCAGACACGACCGTTATTGCGCCATTGCCTTGAATAACATGATCATTTGTAACGATTAGATTCTCACCTATAATAAATCCAGTGCCGATACCACCATTTGCGGTATCAAGTTTGTTTTCTATGAGAACGGTACCTTTTTTAACCTCACGAACAAGATGTTCCGTGCTTTTTATAGAACCGAACCCGCCTGTATACATGACAATAAATGCTGTAATGAACGATATCACAACTATGTAAATGATTAGAAGAGAATGTCTTATAAGCGATAGAGAATTTTGGATAAAACAATTTTTCATGGCTGTTTTCCTTTCGGAGGTGGTGCCCCCTGTTCTACAATTTCCAGATCACCAGGTGTCTTTGGTTTGTAGGTGTCTTTTTGATTAGATAATAGTTTATTCATTATGCCATTCATAAGAGTGCCAATCTCACTCAAATCATCCGTACCATCTTGACCTTCACCGCTGCTTTCTTTAGGCGGTATGCCATTTATACGAACTTCTTTACCTTCGGACATAGCCTGTTTTGCTTTCTCAAACTGAGCGGCGCGGTTGTTCGAATACTCCACATAGAATGTCTTTGGTGCTATGCGTGGATATAAGTATTTATACGATTCGGGTTTTTCAGTCAAAAATATTGATATATAAATGCCGCCTTTGTCTGTAGATGATGGATTAACAATCACGACAGACGCGAGAGTGCCTTTGACTTCTGTTGGTTCTTCTGCGGGCCATCCTTTTACACCATCAAGTGCGAAATATACACAGTTAGCAAGAACAACAAACAGCGCAATAGAAGCAAACTTCACAAGAGAGTTATTCCAATAAAGAGATATTGCCATCACACCAACAGCAAATAGTGCGAATACTAATAGAAATGTCTGTGTCATTGTAATCCTCTCTCGCCTCTAACAGAAACGAAATCACTCATAGTGCGAATGATATTCTTTTGATCATCCATAACAAAGCGTATCGCAGTCTTTTCTTGCCACACAAAATCCATCTTCATGTGAATAGTCTTCTCGACCACAAGATTTGGATTGATCCTGATCACTTCAACAACCAAAGGAACTTCAATCGGCTCATCAACAGGCAGTCCCAAATTGTTTTCGGAACTCAAGCATGAGTATAGATGTAAGTTCACAACATATTCACCAGGGAATGTGCCGCGTAGTGTGATATACTCTTTGTTGTCTGGATCAATAACAACCTCTTCTCCGTTGATATCGTACACGCTTCTACGCTTACCCATATCATCACGCTCGAAATACATTAGACCAGACTCTGGTATTTTGTACGATACGATATTGTTTAATGGATCACGCACCCACAGATCAACATCACAATCAACAGCCTCAGGCCATTCCAGTGTGATTATGTAATCGGCATTCTTTTTGATGCCTTCGTTGTTCTTTGTGATTGGTGCTATGAGAAGAGTTGTGAGTATGAACAGGACAACTGTGCCTGTCAATAAATTGATCAGTAGGTCAATATATGCGGTACGAAAGTCAAACTTCTTATGATTTGTCATCGTAGATCACCACATACAATAATGTCTTGGTGATCAGGCTTGATAGAATACCGACAGCATTAGTGTATAGCGCGATTCCCAATCCAACAGACATGTTAGCAAGTAACTTGGCCAGACTTGTCGCATCGGTAACTGAAGCCGAAGTGATGCCTGACGATAAGAGGTAAATGAAGCCAATAACGGTACCTAACATACCGAGCGCCAACATCTGTTCGGAACCAAACCAAACAGCATCGATCAACTTTTTATTATCTCTTGTCTTGTTTGTGTATGCGATAAATCCAATCGCAGCAAGGGCTGTAATATACAACACCCCAAGCAAAGATGTGATCAGCGTCACATCATCGTGCCAAATCTTTTCGGTGATGCCAGCATATGTTGCCCAGTAAAAGGCAGTGGCGGAAGCAAGGACAGATACCCACCAAATGTATAAGGGTCTAACTAATTTCATACGAATATCCTTCTAATGATTTAGTATTTAGACATTTGGTGGGTGTTAGGGTTAATCGCTCTTTGAAACGAACTCGTTTAGCTTCTTTGCCATTTCGATGACTTCGTTGTCATCGTAGCACGGTACAGAAGGAAAAGGAGGGAATTCAGCATCCCGTCCCTTGTCGTGTAACATACGAGCCTTTTCACAAGCCATGTTCCAATCATTCTCAATCTTGATTCGAGCATTGAGATTCTTTTCGGACAGAATAGATTGTGCCATCATTAGAAGATCGTGGCGTAGTTCGTAAGGTGTCTTTGTCATGTGTGTGTTTCCTTTGTTTATTGCAGAGTTAATGCGGCAACGGCAGCAGCGACATTAAGTCCTGTCTGACCCTGCACACTGAGAGGCTGAAGTGCAATGTTGTTATTCAGTCCACCAACGAGAGCGTTAGCTCCCAATCCAGCAACCACGGTAGCTTCGGCGTTAACGCCAATATAGGTACCAGAAAGATCAGCACCAGAACCGGTTGGCGACATTACGATCCATGCGATGACCTTATTGTCGGTATATCCAATGTCAACACCAATCTTGGTGATGTTACCCTTGTACTGGGTCTTCTTTCCATTAGAAGCAGTAAATACGCAATCAACCTTCTTGCTTGAGCCAATAACCCAACCCCAGCCAGAATGTACCTTGCATGAAAGAACACCAGTCTTAAGTTCAGCAGCATTAGCAGATGAGGTTGCAGCG